TGAATATGCAGACCGATACCACCAGCCCATTTAGAAATCTGTGCACATTCAGTTAACGAACCATAAATACCGTCGATGGAATCACCCTTATTCGCGATCAGGAAACATGATGACATCTGAGGCCGCGGTGTCCCAGAATTGAATAGAGTGGGTGTGGCATGGATGAAATTACCTAACGACATGTGGTGATATGTCTCCAGTACACTCTCTTCATCCTGACCGTGAATTCCGATAGCGACACGCATGAACATGTACTGTGGCGTTTCCATGAGCTTTCCATCCATTCTCTGCAAGTACGACTTCTCTAATGTTTTCAAACCAAAATAACCAAATGTGAAATCGCGGTCCGGGGCGATTATATCTTTTACACGATTAGCAACATCTACAACTTCATCGGTAATTATACCAGCTTTATTTAATTTTTTCATGGATGTATAGAAATTATTGGGGGCGATTTTTTGAATGTTACTCGCGATGATACGCGTCGCAAGAACTTCGTAATCGGTATCTTTCGTAATCATACCAATACAAATCTCAGCAGACAATGTATCTATTTCCTGTGTAGTTATACCCTCGTGCATAGACGAAAATACCTGCTGTGCAATCATGGATGCATCAACACCTGTAGAGAGATCGTATGGATCGCTCATGAGTTTTGTGATCCTGTTGGTGACCTTATCAAATTTTACGTCTTCAACATGACCGGAACGCTTGATAACTTTCATTTCTATCAATATAACTGTTCTATCTTTTAATTAACATTTGAAGTCTTCACTTCTAACAGGGACTGGTCCGACAGTCTCAGCGTATCTATTGGGCTGAAGAAAACTCGTATTCACATTGAACGGACCTTCAACACCTGGTTTGGAAATAGGTGGGTAAGACGCGATGAAGCAGTCGGGGGCTGTACATATGGGAGCCTTATCTCCACACGATTGGGTGGCATAGGCTTCGTCGAAGTCAGCAGCAGCTATCATTTATAATTTACGTATACTTTTTTTCCTGGATTATATTAAATGTGTGACAACAACTTATATTTGAATTCACTCAAACAGACCCAGACTCCCCTGAATACATTGTTCTTTTCACAGTTCAATCTCAATCTTCTCCAGAAAGCTATTCGTCAATCATTTAAGAATGATACGGGTGTGTCTATAGATTATCAAAATGAATCCGATTTATATACTATCATGCGCTCTGTGTTTATAAACAACGCAGGCAACCATGAAACGGGTGTAAATGAACAGGTTAAGTTCATGAACACTGTAGTGATAAGGACGGCACTCGCGCAAGTAAAATCCGGCGTTTCTCAATACATGGGATATATACGGGATATTAACACGATGGCGGTGCCCCCCATTGCGCCCGCTAATACGAGTACATTCGGTCTTAAGATGAATGTAAATGATAAGATTGGGATATAAAGGTTTGTTGCCTGTATAGAATAAGATGGCGTCACTCAACTATTATAAGACTGAAACCGAAAAAATATGTAAATCGAAGGGTTGGGATAGGGTGGAAATCAACACAGTGTGGCTTTTATTAACAGAGGAATTCGGGGAACTCGCGTCTGCTATACGTCAGTATAAGAAGACATTCAAAAAGTCCAATATAAAAAAGGAAAGGGGTGTTGATATTATGATGGAAATGGGTGACGTGTTTAGTTATCTATTTCAATTAGCACACATGCTAAACATTGACCTCGATAAGATGTGGACGGAGCATGGTAAAAAAATGACACATAAAAAATATATCTCGTGATAGTATAATATGAGTAAGTTTATGCTCAGTGATGAAAATTCCATGAATAAAGTTAATCCCTTTGTTCAGCACGGAATTTCGTTACCGGGTGCGGTAGGTCAGCATCATCAATATAATGAATTCAAACCCCCAGTAGAAACCGATACATTGATAAGACCAGATGATAAGCATATATGCGATTATGGAATTACGTCTGGTGATAAGGTTATTGATGCATGTCGTCCGTCTATTGTCAAATGCCAATTATCTAGACCCCTCCTTCCAGGGAGAAATATAGATATGGGTGTAGATGAAACAAAACCAGAATCGAGAGTAGTTACTACTGCTATTGCTGTAGTTAGAAATGTGGCTAAAAAGGTGAAGAAAATGAAAACACTTGATATAATTACGATATTATTGGTGGTTGCTATAATTCTTCTTCTATCATCCGTAAAACGGTGAATAATTTATCGACGCGGTGGATATTTCTACACGCGTGTATAACATCGGGAAACGTATAAGTACAAAAATCTTTCACAGCCTGTTTTTGCCAATTGCATCGAGTGTTTATGACGAACGGTATAAATGTAGGATCTATGATCTTGACTGAGTTCATGATTCGTATGATTGCGCGCATGTTGTTGTTTTCACATAGTACATTATCTAATTCGATCGATGCCATACGTCTTCTGGTGTCGATGGTTTTCTGTACCATGGTTTCAAGAAACTCTTCATATCTAATAGATTCACCCGTTGCGTCAATCTCCTGCCATTCACCCACAGCTTCAGCTTCAAAATAATCTGGGTAATTCACATACCCGCGACCTTCAACGTATCGTGTATACTTTATCTCTATAGACGATTTGTTATCCTCATTTATAAACACCCGTGCCTCTTTAACGTAAGAAGGCATACTTGCAGTCTGGTTTAAAGGCTAACTGTTTCTCTAAATTGTTTAAATATACCTTTTTCTTAACATCATGTCCTTCACATTCATGTTTGGATAATTGTATACATTTTGAACAGTACGCACCTTCGCAATATTTGCAATCTATGGGTATGCCACATTTCTTTTTACACTTCTGACACGGCATTATAATTATTCGATATTAAAATTATAACTTAAGTCGGTCGTGATAGAATGAAATATAAGTCAAAATGTTTTCATCGATTGCGAATAACACGTTTTCATATCTATTAACACAGGATGAATTTAGAAGTAAATACCCAGAGGATATACGACCGTCTCGTATAAAGTTAACAACGATCACGATGGTGTCATCCTTTTCGAAACCTATTAATGTTAATGAAATTAGGAGTGTGTTTGAAGAACTCAAAGATATAAATCTCCATCTGACGTCTACATCTAATCAGCCCATCACGTGGTATATAAAACCGACGACATTTTACAACCAAATCACATTAACCTATGACGATGGTCATAGTACCAAATCGATTAAAATTTTTCCAAACGGAAGTATTCAGGTTGCTGGATGTGAGGATATATTCAACTGCTCATATATTATAAAAGGTCTCGTATATATTCTTCAATCGTTCGATAAAGATATTGTACCACCGGCGAATACATTCAGGGTCGTGATGATAAATTCAAATTTCAGTTTAAACTATAACATCAATTTACTCAAAACAACTCAGCATTTCGAGAATTATTCAGATGTCTTTAAGGTGTCATTTGAACCCGATCGTTATTCGGCCGTTAAAATTAAATTTAAACCAGCAGAGGATATGAAAGAAATCACTACAAGTATTTTCGGTACAGGTAAAATTATTATCACTGGTGCCGAGACTCTAAAGGAGATTGTGTTCGCGTACAATATAATCAATGAACACATAAACGAGTGTCCTAGTATCAGGGTGTCTAAGGTTCAGGTACCGGATAATTTTGATCGATTTTTTGGGTATGATGTAGAGAAAGCACTCAGTAAAATTAAGGCACTTGAATTCAAAAGTTGGATAAACACGATAACAAATAGGCAAATTAATTTCTAATGTAATATAAATGTCTCAGCGACTCGGTATGGCCGATGGCAGATGTCACACAATCAATAACTCTTCCATGCTTTATGATAATTACTTAAAAGCACAACATGGTATCGCTCCCGAAAACAATTACGCTTTCCGTCAATTGCTTCAACAGAAGGGACCCGAACTCCATCAACCACCCCAACCCAAGGACGGACCGTGTGGAATGTGCGATTCCACAATGGATTTATCGGAAATTAACTGAGTAAAAACGATGAAAATATTCTCAAGGTGATCTGTATGGGCGATTCTCTAGATTGTACAACCTGTGCAATATGCCTCAATCCAGTCAGAGAAACAAGGCAAAATATACCTATAAGATGCGGGCACCTTTTTCACTCTCACTGCATAGAGGATTGGAAGGCCAGGGGTAAACAGACATGTCCAGTATGCAGGAAGATTTTTGATGGCGCTAATTTTAAAGTAAGCTTGAAAATCGAGAATATGATAAATCACACATCTTTTACAACGCCAGTAAATGAAGAATGTTATATATTCGACATACTCGATGTATTTTTTGATATTGACAACACAGATGAACTCGCTAGTTTACTTAGCGATTTTGGTGTGAGTGTGTCCAACCTTGATCCCGTTGTTCTTGACACAGAAGGATGAACAGTATTTATTATAATTTAGTCCAGGGTACTTCCTAGACGTTGTTCTAGGATCCGTTATTAACTTACCAGTCGCACCCACTACGAGTGGTCCCGTAGCCCATCCACGTTTATGACTGAAGAAATCTGCTTTGAATGTAATCACTATACCTGGTTTTAATATCGTAGCTGCACGTTTTACTCGAGATGTAGGTACTTTGAAAAACGCACTAATACTTTCATGCGTGTCACCCTTTTTTACTTTATATTCAGTTTTACTGTGTTGTTTATAAAAATGAAAATCTCCTTGACATAAATAGTTACCTTTCTTACATGTAGATACAACTAACATGATCTTATAATACGATGGTTTGCATTTAGTACCCGCCTTGACCATATACACCTTCTTGGGGTTATCCGCGACAACGAGTTTCGGTATTTTTCCACAGTTGACATATTTTCCAGAGTTCGACAGGTTAGCGCGCTCCCCTGGTTGGCTCTTCCACCCCCGATACATCTGGTAATCGTTCACCGCATATGCGTAACAATTATTGTTACCCACGCCAGTCTTCCCAGCCCACCTTTTCATGGTAAATGTATGCTCCGATCCACTCACAGGAGGGCGTCTACTCATTATATTATGTCAGAAAATAATCTTCGTACATAATAAATGATATCAAATATCGTCCAAGCCAAAAAAACAAAGGATGTTATCACAGAACTTCTTACATTTATTCTCGTGATACTTGTTACTACATTTGTTCTGCGTTACACGTGGAACAATTCGCTCAGTAAGCATATCACCGTGCTCAAACCACTGAATTCGTTCTTGGACGCTCTATTATTGTCTATTTCTATACAAGTCGTCAGAGGTATTTAAACCTCCTTGTACCCAACAACTCTTTCACCAGAAGGAGACATCATCGTAGGAAATCCTTCGACACCGGCACACTCTTGGCTATCGCAATCCACGAAAGTGAAAGGTTTGCCATTTTCCTTCATGTAATCCAACTGTTTACGAGTCCACCCACACCCCATGGTCCCGTATATAGTCCACCCACCGGGTGTTTCCGTTTTAGCCGCCGCAGCCTCGCTGGGTTTGGTGGGCTGAACGGATTTATTCATATTGTATAAAATTCCGGTATTAATCAAAACTAGGGCGACGATCGCAAACATTTATTATAGATATATATTTTATTTCTACACCAAATACAAGGATGACTACGATCGGTTCTAATATCAGGGCGAGACTCGAAAAGACATCGTGCGCGTCAGACTTAAACTCAGTGGAAAAGGTGGGTTCGGGTCAATACGGTGTTGTATACAAGGCTAAACTAAACGTGAGCAATCAGAGACGGTTTGCGATTAAGGAATCTGCTAACAATTTAAAAGCCGAATACAACTTAACAAAAAAATTTATAAGTATCGTCGGTAAAAACAAGGCTGCTGAAGTCTACGCGTACGAAATGTGTGACCGTACCAAGGATGGACGTCTCACGCGTATGTATTCAGAATACCTCGAGGGTAAAACACTCCTAAAGTTTTTACCCACACTAAAAAAGAATCCTGAAGCAATCAAGTCAATCGTAATACAAGTTTTGACCATTTTACGAACAATTAGTAAGACGCGTCCGGATTTCAGACATAATGATCTCCATCTCGATAATATTTACATAACCAATAATGGTACGAAAGTTAAAATTATTGACTTTGGTTTAGCTACAAACAAAGAAATCGTAAACCCAGAAATAAATAAAGCGAAAAACGGTGGTGAATCGTTACGAATGTATGGTATATTTAGGGGTAACCATATCATGTACGATACACATTTCTTCCTGAATTCATTACATTATTCTAGTACATATCTGGATGCTGAAACTATAAAATTTATAGAAGCAGTTTTACCCAAGATCTATTTAGGAAGTGTGTCAAGTGTGATAAGAGAAAACCGATTGCGACCAATACCACATACCAATTTGCCATCTTTTACTACTATATTCAAGCACCCGTATATATCCCAAGAAAAACCCGCAAATCGAGTCGGGAATTTTATAAACAGTATAAAAAAACCATCATCTAAAGTCAAGCGTATATCCAGACCTAAACCGGTAGCAATCCCAACGGCGACATCTATGAGCATGTCAGCGAAAATGCGTGCGGCTACTGCAGCATTTGCGAAGACTAAAGAAACCAAACAGAAACGACCTGGTGCTTCATCTAAAAAAATACCCGCATCACCGGAGAGCATGTCAGCTATAATGTCTAAGACTAAAGAAGCACCAAAGAAACGACCGGGCACTCCATCTAAAAAAATAACCCCACAACCCACATTAACCAAAACGAATGCGAAACCGATGTCAAAGACTAAGGTATCGAGTGCGTTTATAAACAATTTCATGAAAGATATGGCTCGCCCTAAATCAAATTTACGCAAATACAATATTTAAAGACGAAACTCGATCTTAATTAATGGAATGTTGTGACATTTGTTGTGAAAAAACAAACAATTCAAATCACAAAAAGGTTACATGCCCCTTTTGTGATTTAAAATCATGTAGAACGTGTAATCAAAAATACTTATTATCTATTATAGAAGACCCACATTGTATGGGTTGTAAACATGAACACACACGCGAGTTTGTTGATACGTACTGTTCAGAAAAATTTCGAAATAGAGATTTAAGACTTCACCGAGAAAGCGTCCTTTTCGAACGGGAAATGGCGTGTTTACCAGAAACACAACCATACGTTATACACGAATTGAAAATACGATCTTTGCGAGAGTCGTATGTGTATCTCGTTTATATACTTTCGCGTATAAACCTTTCACTAGATATTCCCCACGTGTATAAACAACCATTACGCGAAACTGTGAGAGACGCTATTCTTAAGATATATCATGATCTTCACTTACTTAATGATACCGATCCAGGAGTCGCAAATGTACCTTCTACCATACACAAGTGCCCGGGTGAAGAGTGTAGAGGGTTTCTAAACGATGATTGGTTTTGCGATGTATGCAAATGTACATTTTGCGAAAAGTGTCACACTACTGTCGGATTTAATCATAAATGTGATAGTGATACAGTTAAAACCGTGAAATTGTTAAAAAGGGAAACGAAACCGTGTCCGAAATGTAACGTTTCGATTTATAAAATTGAAGGGTGTTCACAGATGTGGTGTACACAGTGTCACGTCGCATTTCATTGGGGGTCTGGTAAAATAGAGACCGGTCGAATACACAACCCACACTATTTCGAATTCAAAATGCGTGGTAGAGAGCATGGAGATATACCGTGTGGGGGTAGGCCCTCATATCGTGAATTAAAAAAGATTGGCGCACCGCGTTGTATTTTAGAAATCGTACGGGAAGTTGATATTGTCGAACATGACATATTATATAGATATGGATTTATATACGAAGATAATAGATATTTGCGAATGCAATATATACTCAAGGAACTATCGGATCAGGGAATGCGACGAGAGTTACAGAGACGTGATAAATATAACACAAAAATAACTGATATAAGTGACATTTTTACGATGTATCGGGATACAGTTGGGGATCTGTTGCGTCAGTATATCATAGATATACACAGAGAGCATGAGATACTAATAGAACTGAATGAGTTAACTATTTATACGAACGGTGTTCTCGATAAAATACGACGACGGTATACGTGTCGTCGTCCCTATAATTTAATATTTAATGTTAATATATGATTGTGTATACAGTTCTAATAGTAATATTAATATGTATACTTCTCCGACCTATGTATCAGGAGCCACGTGTTCTACGTAATGTGTTCACTGATAAGGTATGTGACACGATTATAGAGTTAGCAAAACCAGGGATGAAACCATCAACGGTTTCTAGGGATGGATCGCTTGATTTGAAGGTGCGGAAGAGTGAAACCACTTGGTTAAAACCTTCAGATTCAGAACTTGTAAAACGTGTAATGGATAAATGTGTGTCCACGACAGATCGCCCATTTGCGAATGCTGAATATTTACAGGTTCTGAAATACACGCCGGGTGGTTTTTATAATCCACACCAGGATGCGTTCAACCTTAACGTAGAGAAGAACCCGCGATTGTACACGTGTATCATAGCACTCAATGACGACTATGAAGGAGGCGAAACAACATTTCCAAATATAGGAAAGGATTACAAATTGAATAAGGGTGATGTATTATTATTCAATACACTTAATGACTGGGGGCGTCCTACGGATAAAGCGTTACACGGAGGTAAATCAGTTATATCGGGTGATAAATGGATATGTAACCTATGGATACACAGATATCCATATAATAGCGAAACTAAGGATTAGTAAGTCTAATAAGATCTTTCCTATTTTTCATTTTCATAAATATAACTTCGTCAGCATTTCCACTCTTTATAACCATTACCGGGTCTTGGCATTTAGTTCCTTCCGTCTTATGTATCTCACATGCCAACTCTGTCCGTTGTGTGATATTCATATTTTGACTATACCCAATAAATGTTTTATCGATATTTCCCGTTTTATCGCGTGCATCGACGGTAACTTTTACACAGTAAGGTCCAAATTCACGACTTTCGACCCTGTCAATAGTCGGCGGAAATTCACACGCAGATGAATTCAAACGACGTTGACGAAATCGTTTCTTAAATAAATCAATTGGTGTGAGTAATACATTCGCTATGGAAAACATTATTATATATACAATGTATTTGTTTAAGTGAATTAATTTATAGGACACCTAACGTACCGGAAAAGAATGGATTTGTGCGTTTATATCTGCGTAGTATATGATGTGTGTCATATAATACAAAGAAGATGCCCCCGACAGGATTCGAACCCGCGACCGCTAGCTTACAAGGCTAGCGCTCTACCAACTGAGCTACAGGGGCGGGTATCCTTCCTACCTGATTCGAACAGGTGACAAATGGAACTACAGTCCATTGCTCTACCAACTGAGCTAAGGAAGGGTAAGCTCCCACCAAGACTTGAACTTGGGGCGGTGGATTCAAAGTCCACAGTGTTGACCAACTACACTATAGGAGCACGCCTATATTTAATATGTTGTATTTCTTTAAGTCTATGCAGTATCGACAAGTGTTCTATTAGTCATACTTTCACAAGCATCTTTCACACCTTTGATATATTCATCAATGTTATTGGTTTCTGGGTAAGTTGTTGCGATCCGATTGATTTCCGCATCTGTACATGTACCTTGTATCAAATCAACGAATACCTGCGCACTCTTTGAAACCGTCGAAGTCATAGTAGACCCCACCATTATATCGTCGGTAGAATCAGTTTCATCTACATCTTCGGTAGTTTGTGCTTCATCCCACCTTTTGCGGGATGACGCAGCCGATGAACACGCAGTTTGGAAGCCATTGGTATAAGCGACTTCTGGAGAATCACCCCCATAACTTACACTATTTGCCAGTGTCAAATAATCAAAGTCCGCTCCAAACTTTTCATCGCATTCAGCATTATCATATTCGGGTAAGTCTGTAGCCGGCATACTACCCTGTGCACTATCGTTAGCATCGTCAGCATCGTCTGATGAATTTTCTTGTTTTTCGAGCCATCTGTTAATTTTATCTAATTGAATACCAACATACAACTTGACTTTCACGTGAAACTCACTCGTCGGTTCCGTGAAATACAAACCGAAGGCGACCACTAAAGCAAGTATGGCTATTATGATAATGAATTTTATTAATGCTATTATCATTTATATACTGTAAATATTTAAATTTCAATTTCACCCCGATCAACCAACTTCTTACGATTAATCATGTGAAGACCTTCGACTTCAGATTTGTTTTGAGCTCCATATGGCACGGCATATCCTTCGTCAACCAACCACTTGTTCACATTAGTCCAGACCCCATCCTCAGAAACCCAAACTTCCCCTAGAACGCGACCAAACTTACCTCGCGAATCCGCCTCGGGGCATCTGAGTTCGATATCGATATCATCCTTTTCAGATGCGACAGCTTTCAGACACCATTCCTTGAGTTTCTTCTTCGAGAGTAGACCAAATTGCTTCTCAACCTTATCAGATGTACGTGACTCTGGAGTATCGATACCTAGAAGGCGAACGCGTTGTTTGGTACACACGTCAAACCCGAGATCGATATTAACGTCAATCGTATCACCGTCAACCACTTTAGCTATAGAAGATACGCGGTAAACGAAAGTACATGGTTCAACACTATAAGACATTGTATTTTATATTAAATCACATTCTTTAACTATTAACTTTTTTTCCACCATCATACGGATTCACGATACCCGATTCTAACATTATATCATTTACAGACTTTTTCGCCCATTTACTTTTATACACTGTCACGAGTGTACGTCCGTATTTATCATTCTTATCACATACAACCCATATCAGTCCATTTACTTTGTTATTGCAAATGAAAGGATTCCACCGCTTATAATATACACGGTCATCAAAGTCACATTCATGTCTAAGCATATCCCTCGCTAATTTGGCGTTGTAGATATGGTCACTTCGGTTATACACATTTAAACGCGGCACTACTTCGGGTGCGTCATACCCGAGTGTGCGAAATTTAAACTTTATAACCCGTCCGTGAAGTTTGATTACCGCATTAAACGTATCTCCATCATATACACTCGTAATTTTAGCATATCCTTCATACCCCTTCAAACTGAATACAGGTATCGAATCGTCGGCACCCGACAATGCCCGCTTTGCGAAACATGCCGACATTTATTTAAATATGGATAGTATCTTTAAACTTCTGGATTTACTCTATATTCCTGAGCCGCTACAAGTTCTTGCGAAGCCCGCCAATTGGCAGTAGCGCTTGATACGATACATTTTACCATTTCAAGTTTCTGATCGGGAGTGTAATTCATGTCGCTATATTCCTGATTAACGAACTCTGTCGCCCACATGAAGAATTCGCGAGCGGAATCGAACGCCTGTTGATGAAGTTGAGTGAAGGATGCGGTAACGTTGAAACTCATTTTAATATAATTTTCATATCAGCTGTATCGACTTAAGTTAAAAAATAGTTTTTACAAAGATAAGTTAGCTAAGGCACGTGCAAGTGTTTTGGGTCTTGTTTTGGGTCGTTTTTTTAGTTTTTTAACTGTCGATCCCATTGTCATCGTAAGTGTTGGTGGTGTGGTTGTATTTTTTTTAGTTGTACGTTTAGCCGCGATGTTTGCTACCAGTGTTGGGTTGTTTAGAAAAGCTGAACGACCAACCATATTTAAATTTACACCGCTAAACGTTTGTATATTCGCAGTTCCATTTAACAGTGCCGGAATCGCTTCTGCGAAGTCTAAGTGGAATGTCGTACAAACACCCCGAGTGTTATTCGCTTGTAAATCGGGACCAGTATAATATCTCGCGATCGTGTTATCGAACACGCCCCCAAACATCTTTTTCATATTTGGTAATATCCGGTTTCGGAATATACTCCCATATCCATTCCTATTCATGGCACGACTTCCATGAGGGTCAAATACCCATATACGTGGTTGTGGTCTACCCGTGTCCATTAACACGTTCACTGCATGTCCCGAATTTGGGTTATCACGCTTAGTGATGCTAATTAGAAAATAATGAATACTTCCCGCTGAAGCGTTGAGTCTGGAAATATTTGATCCGTTATTCTTAAATTCAAGGGTAGGTCTCTTACTTAATATCTGCGCCGACGTATTCGAGACAACTCCCTGATTTGTGCTATCACTGTATTCTAAAAACTTTACATTAATTCTCTTTCCTTCATGACGCACGTTCGACAAGCGTTTTCCTAATTCGTCAAGGTACCTAATATATCCCGGTCTCGTACATGCCATGCCGACACCCTGTGGTAGCTCAGGTAATATTGGTTGAACTTTTGAAGTTTTGACAATCTTTGAAGGACTGGGACTGAAGTTTATATTCGTCTGCTTATTCATTTGTTTACGCTTAGTGCTCATCTGATATATATGTAGAAAATTATCGCGTCTTTGTGATTTTTATTTGTGTATTACGCCCCGTGACACTCTTAGGGTCTATCCTGTTACCGTTCTGCTTCGGATTAAATGACTTTTTATGTTCAGCCCAATACTCCGGCGCACCAACCTTGAAATTTTTATGCATTTTTGCCTTGTACCAAAACACACAATCTTCAATTTTGTTCGACTTGGATGTATTATCTAAAACAATACATTCATAATTCTCCGTACACGCATCCATAACCTTGTTAAACATATCAAAAGTTGGAAAGATACCGAAAAATGATTTATATAGCTTTTCACGGTTCTGAATAATGTTTTCTCGGAGAATAAATACATAATCGACGTTTGCTCGAAGGGCTGGTGGTAAATCCATACAATACTGCATTGTTAACATGAAGAATATCTTCCAGTGGCGTCCGTTCATGAAACACTGTCGGATACACGTATCACGCATGAATTTGTTATCATACATACAATCATCTAAAAGTAAAAACGCGCCACAATTCTTTTTACCCGCACCCACCAATCTCCGCTGACGATCCATAACACGTTCAATCGCTTCCCTATCATAATCACCGTAGATGAACAAATCGGGGATATACTGCTGATAATAATGATTACCTTCCTCAGTAGCCGATAAAACTATCCCTGCTGGTAAATGTCTTTTGTGCCATAGAATATCCGTGACCAGTGTAGATTTACCTGTATTACGTTTACCTATGAATACAAGGACTTTGTCATCTGCAATTCCCGCGGGGTTGAATTTCCGTAGACGTAAATCCATCTATAATACCGCCCCGTTTTAATTCATAAAATTTTACTCACATGTAATAAGAATGGCAGGTCGCGCACAACTTGCTGTCACTGGTATCCAGGATCAATGGCTTACTGGAGAACCGCAATTCTCATATTTTGTCACCGTGTATAAACGGCATACACGCTTTTCAACCGAGGCGGTTGAGATACCGTTCACAGGTGAGTCTTCATTCGGGCGCTCTGTCGAATGTCATATACCAACGAACATCGGCGATCTTGTACGAGGTGTAACACTCAAGGTAAAACTCGGAAATCTATCTCCACATGTTTTAGATAGTGTTCCATATGAGAGGTATTATTACAATATACCACTTGGTAAAAGTATAATAAAGTACGCAGATTTGGTAATCGGTGGCCAAGTTATCGAGAGACTTACAGGGGATTATATCTATATGTATGACCAATTACACGGTAACAGGGATGATGTTAAACAAACGTTATATTACTTAAATGGTCATAATGAAACTTTAACCGTTACAGATGGTTATAATACATTCTATGTTAATCTCCCTTTCTACTTCCATAGGAACCCTAGTTTAGCGGTTCCCGTGTGTACACTCACGAAACAAACTGTAGAAGTTCGTATAACGTTCAGGGATTTAGATGATGATGTATCGTTTAAATATACGATACCATCAAATGGGCAGGTGACGAGAGAAAAAACCACTGAAGGTTCTATCAAGAGTGCCTCGCTCATAACTGATTTCTATTTCATCACAGAAGACGAGAAGAACTTTTTACGCACACGTCCGATGGAATACGTAATTACCCAATTACAGAAATCGACCGTGCAGTTTAAACCGGGAGAACTCAAAAAATCTGTGCTATTGAAATTCACAAACCCAGTGAAGGAACTCATGTTTCTCGCGAAGGAAGAAATTGGAAGTAATTTTAGTACAGAAGATCGTCTTCTCAACGCATCGTCAACAGACCAATCGTTTTCGAGTGTTTTGAAGGGGTGGATGATAGGTTCGGCTACCAACACAAAACGATCGGATCACCGGACAATTAAGAATATCGATTTCCAGTGTAACGGCGCAACTGTGTTCGATCATAGTGGCAAGTATCTCGCATATCAACAGGCGCTTCGGTATCATACCGGGTGTCCAGATCCCGCGTATGAATTCTATACATATTCATTCGCACTTAAACCAGAGGTCTATTACCCCACCGGACAACTCAACATGAGTCGTATTATCCATAAAAAATTGGACATAGAACTCGATACTATCCCAACCGCAACGTCAGGAGCGACGGTGGCTGATAAATCACGTAACATAAATGTCAGTGTGTACGCAGTTAACTATAACGTCTTACGCGTGGAGAGCGGATTAGCGGGTTTAAAATTTTAACATCTAATAATAGAAATGGCAGGTCGGGTCCAGCTTGCCATAACGGGTACCCAGGATGTATTTTTTACAGAAAATCCTGAGTATACACACTTTATAAAACAATTTAAAAAACATACAAATTTTGCCGTGTATGATGTAAAACACGATGTAAGGGGTGAAATCGCATACGGTAATACTGTAAAGTGTACTATACCAGTGGGTGCGGGTGATTTATTGAAAGGTGTACGGGTACACGTGGATCTCCCAGCTCTGAGTGCCTATAGAGGATATAATGAATCAATCGGACACGCGATCATTGATCATGTAGATTTAGTTATCGGAGGGCAACTCATACAACGTATCCCCCGCGATTGGTTACAGATATACAGTGAGCATTATATCACACAAACAAAACAAACGGCGTTATCAAAACTGATAGGTAAGTATCCCGAAGAAGACTCTGGTTTTGCGGTTGAATTCGGTGTTAATCCTATAAATGGGTACCTCGGAAATGCGACGACCCCTACAAAGTATATAGTGGATATACCGTTTTATTTCCATAACAACCCAGAATTGGCTATACCTCTATGCGCACTCACGAAACAAGAATGTGAAATTGAAATTAAACTGAGTGAAGTTACAGATTGTATTTACAGCGGTCATCTCGCATTTGACGAGGAATACAATCCAGCGGGAACGACATATACTATCACGGTAGCGGAGGTTAGTGAAGTGAACAAGTATCACATTAACGGGTTTGATAGACCTACGATTCGTATAAAACGAGGAAGTACGTATTTTTTCACGATTTTATCAGGTACAAATACTGCTCACCCTTTCAACATTTCTACGACGAGTGATGGAACACACGGGGGAGGTGCAGTATATGCAGACGCAGGTCTCGTTTTGACGAGCAGTGCGGACGCGGTCCCGTTAATATACTCGTTCACCGTACCGATGGATGCTCCAGACTACTTATATTATTATTGTGGTACCCACTCTGGAATGGGTGGTCAATTCAATATAATCAAACCTACATTAGATAAATCGAGTCTGAAAATTGATGACATATCTGTACACACGGAAATGGTACACTTAGATGAACTCGAACGAATTAAACTTCAATCTAATAAACAAGACTATATCATCACGCAACTTCAACGTAACATGTTCCAAATTCCCGTCGCCGCTACGGACGGACTCGATGAAACGAAGTGTAGACTCAACTTTACAAACCCCGTGAAAGAACTCTATTTCGTGATCATGAAGAAAAGTTCCGCGTCTAGATCGATTCACCCATTCGATTATGACCATCCTAAGCAGGTATACCCTCCCGCAGGCGAACCCGATGTACGATATACAAACTACGAAAACCTCGTAAGTTTAGAAATGACCCTCGATAACGAAGTCATTCTCGATAAAATTACAGGGAATGTCATAAACCTACGCGCCGTGCAGAGTGGCATTCACCACTCAAGAACGCAACTCTTCAGGAGATTTTATTCGTATAGTTTTGCTCTTGAACCTGAACGATGGTATCCGACAGGACAGAGAAATTTCAGTGTGATTAAAGATCAGAATATAAGTATGATTTTGAACAATGATATAGTCAATGACAGGGAACTTAGAGTTTACGCACTTAGTACTAATATATTAAGAATCCAAGATGGAACCGGACGAGTTATCTTCCCCAATGGTCAAATCGGCGATTGAAATTATTACACCAGTATTAGAAAGTGCCATAGTGTTATCCGGACACTACGCCAAGGCATGTGGTCGCGATACCATTCTCGCGAAAGATATGGAATATTGTATGAAATATTGCGCCATGCATACAGTGGGACAGCAAATCGGGACTTATTGCCCCGAATTATATAACAGTGACGATTCAGGGGAGGACGATATCTCTATAGATGATGAAATTGACGAATCCGTGTTTGAACCTTATTCAGGGGATGATGAAAGATTTACGAAAATAAATGACGCATATGACGCATGGGATGGGTGGTCCCCATCCAATCCGTCAGAAGAAATGATAAAAAATGCTATCGATAGTAATGGAAGCATGCTCCGCACCTGAAGGTTGGACAGACTCTAAATATAAACAGCTCGACTCAGACTCGGATTCAGACTCAGATACAGATACAGATTCAGATAAACCTGACACTATCAGGGGATATCAACAAGAGAAATATAAAAAAATATTGTTTGTAGAAGATTTGATACCAGAATAAAAAATATATGTATAATATAAAATGCCTCTCGACGCCGCCGCTGATACACTTATCGCCATCTCCCGCGAACTCGAGACTCAGTCTCTCAACTCGGTTGTGGCTGGTTTCTCCTTCGCCGCCGCCCTGTCCTGGATGGACCTGGTCCGATGGACTATCCATCAGGTTGTCAAGGTTCAAAAGAACGGTGGTATGAACTACACACTGACAGCTCTCTTCACAACGCTTCTTTCCGTCATCGTCTACATGGTGATCTCGCGCATCTCCAAGCGTGTCGTGAAGCCCAAGTCTCCTACGTACGCGATCACTCGCTAATTCGTCTGGGTTTGGTAAGTATAATAAAAAACATACCAGTGATAACTATTAGAAATATATAGATGAAACCATTCCACCTATTCGGATCTTCAAATTCGGGTATACGCATAGGTGGGGGTAGCGAAACGTCCATTTCGTCCTTTTTCACGATAGGCATAACTGATAGTTTATCGCGAGAACATTCAATAGATAGTTTAATGATATGATTAGCGTTCCTGAAATCATACGGTATGAGTTGATTATTACTACTGTAAAAGAACTGAACACGTAACTTTGATATACTAGCTTGTGTCCCTGTATCAAAATTATGCTCAACTACATCATCTTTTCCCGAATAGTTAATCACGTCGCCACACATCAGTATCCTACCAGTATAAAAGGGTGTATCAGAATAAACAGTTTTATTAAATTCTTCAGATCCACTACTGAGCTTTAATATAAGCGCATCTGGTCCTTGTAAATTTATACTTCCTGATGTAATCACCGTACTAATCGACGCAACATTGCTCGGTGGGAAACCTAATATATCATGTGGTGTTGTATACCCGGCCGTAGCATTCGCAAACCCGTTCGTTCCACCATAGAAATCAAATCGAAACTCGTCACTCCCCGCGTCGAATTTGAGTGTATTATCATTGGAATCATATACGACGGTCACAGGTTCACCCACTGCGGTCGTGAGTTTCGTTGCGAGTTCTGTTGCCAACGTGGTACCTTTGTAGTTTCCGTTATCTAGTGTAACAGTAGCCACAGTAGTGTCTGTCGTATTTGTTACAGTGAACGTATTGTTACGATCGTTAATTAACAATTGACTCGCATGAATTCGAGCAGAAGCGAGTGAAATTTTTCTGATATCGTAAATTGGATTTTTAAGTTCTATAACGTAATCACCTGGGTCTGGGTATATCGTAGGATCGCGTTCACTACTATCTATATCTAACGTGTA